ACGAAGCGCTTCCAGTTCATCAGGCCCGCCAGATCCAGGGCTTGAGTCACGCTCACCACCGGGAGGCCGTCCAGGCGGTACTCGTGCGACGCCTCGTCGAAGGACAGCGTGTGCTCAGCGGTCGCCATCACCCCTAAACCAGTCATAGCAGCGGCCCCCACATCCGATGTCCTTTCGCGCAAACCTGGTACGCCGTGAAGCCGATACCCGGATTGCCCTGCGGGTTGTGCGCATAGCCCAGTGTGGTCAACGGCGCGCCGCACGGCTCAACGCAAGCCGTGATCGGGCAGCGCAGCAGCGGCACGCCCAGGCCAAGCGTGCGGCGCACAGTGATGTCGATCGCTGCCCGCATGGCAGACTCACGCTCAAGGATCTCGTCCACAGCGGCGTCGATGAACCCCTGCTGCTCGTCTGACCAGGGGAATTCCGGTTGATGCTCGGCGATGTAGGCGAGCGTGGCGGCACGGATCGAGTTCCACCGGGCGGCTGTCATGAGCGGCCCTCCCGCGCGCGGTAGGCCGCCGTCAGCTTGTCGATGTAGGACTGCGGCACGGCCTTTGCGTTGATGTTGCCGCCGTTGTAGCAGCGGGCGATGTCCTCGATGGTCTTCGCCTCAATCGCGCGCGCGTTCAGGTACCGCACCGCGTACAGGCAGTTCGTCTCCGGATTGGCCAGTTCTTCCGGCGTGCCCGTGAACCCAAGCTCCCGCGCCACCGGATACATGATCTGCCAGGGGCCGTAGCTGCAATGCGCCGCACAGCCGTAGACCTCGGTGAGCAGCTTGTCGAAGTATTTGCCGCCACGGCAGTAGGCGGGCTCGTGGCGTGGGTTGCTGTTCCGCCCGTACGACGACTCGACATAGGCGATCGCACGCAGCAGAGCGGTGCCCTCGCGCTCCGAAGGGACGATCTTCTCAAGGTCCAGGCCGAGCGCCAGGCCCTCGCTCGCTATGTCCAGGCGTGCAGGCTCGATTCTCATCGGCGTACGAGTGCCTCCCTGTTGATGGCTTCTGGCTGCTTTCGCTCCAGGGCCGTAAGGCGTGCCTCAAGCCGACGCTGGCCTTCCTCGATCGCGCGCAGACGGTTATCCAGGCCACGAAAAGGGTTCCGATCCTGCCAGTGCTGGAGCCGGCAGGCGTTCGAGCAAGACTTCTGACGCGGGTGGCGCGGCTCGAACGTGTTCGAGCAGCCGGCGTTCTGGCAGGCGCGCTCGACCTCTGGTGTATTGATTTCTTGCGTTACAACGATCGCCACGGCGCTTTTACACCATCACCCATATCTAGGCTGCCCACGCTGCCGTGCGGCGGCCTACGGGAACAGAATCGCCAGTACCCTGCTCAGCCAGGTCGAGGGATCTACGGACCTCGGCCGGCGTCGCTGCGCCAACACCCACTGCGTCCAGTTGATGAACTGTCGCGGCATCACTTCTTTCCGTGCTTGCGGCGGCACTCGTCGCAATCACAGTCCTTGCCGTCGCGCCCGGGCTTGCCATCCTTGCCGTCGCGGCCATTCTTCCCGTCGATCCCGTTGCGGCCGTCCTTGCCGTCATGGCCATCACGGCCGGGCGCGCCGTCGATGCCGGGCGGCCCAGGGATGGCCTCCGGCAGCCGTGCCTCATAGTTCATGCCGGCGGCGATCCAGCGGATCCCCCGCGGCTGACCGGCCGAGTCGGACGCAGGCGGCGAAAACTGCATCGAGACCGCATCGCCCCAACGCACCGAGCGCGGCATCAGCGGCCCGAGATCCACCACGACATGCCGCCCGGCGTGGCAGCGGAAGAACACAACGCCCGGCTCACTCACCTGCGGCTGTTCGACGATGCCCTGAAGGGTCCATTTCACGTGCACGTCGGCGAGCTCGGCCCAGTTATCCCCCAGGCACTCGATGCGCGCAAAAAACTGCGGCGCGCCAACGGTGGGCAGCCGGTAGAAGTCGGGCGGGATGAGCAGTTCGGCCGCGACGGCGTTGTCGCCGGCGAACTCCAGGCGCGCGAGTTCATGGCGCAACTCGGTTTCGATCACGGCGGCCGGCGCGGAAACCTCTGCGGCCTGCGCGCGATCGAGCAGCACGCAGCCAAGCAGCGCGGCCAGCATGGAAACAGCGATGATGACGACCCGTTTGTACAGTGGCACGATTCCGATTACCCCCAGACGATGACCCAGATGAAGCCGGCCCACACGGCCAGGCCCAACGCGATGACGACCACAAGCGACTTGAGCGCCGGCGCGTATTCGTATTCCGCGACCGCGCGGCCTAGCTCAGTGGTGAAGCAGTCCAGGCATTCGTAATGCAGCGGCGCGATGCAATCCGCGCCGATCTGGCACTCGCGGGCCTGGCCGCAGACTGGACAGACATGAGCGTGCGTTGCGGCCTTGACTTCCATCACCCAACATCCTCTCGATCCAACTTGAGCATCTCGGCGCACACCGCCGCGCGCGCGCCTTCGCCGCTTTTCATGATCTCGACCGCGCGAAGTATCGGATGCGGATCGCGCTCGCCGAAGTCGATGCCGGCCAGCGAACAGACGGCGCCTACGATCTCGGGGCCTGCGGCGTGTAGGTACGCGGCGGTCTGCTTGATCTGGTCGTGCGTTGGCGTCATGCGACCTCCCGGTGAAGCTCACGCTCCCGCGCTTCATCGATCAGCGCCTCACGCGCCCAGTGTTCGGCGATCAGTACGCCCAGTTCGGCCCGCTGGAGGGTGACGTCGTCCACCACGTGCAGCCCGCACTCTTGCGCGACCCACTCCAACAATCTGCGGCTGCCCGTGGCCTTGACCCAGAGCGGCAGCGCCGCGACCGGTAGGTTTCGGTCGAGCCGGGTCCGCGCCAGCCAGCTATCGACCGTCGGCAGGCTTACGCCCACCAGGTCGGCGATCTGCGCGCGGCTCAGCCCGCAGGCCTCAGCGTCAATGGCCATCAAATCAATGACTTGGAGCCGAACACCGTCGGCGTGTGAGGGGTGGAAGATATCCCCGATCGGTGCTCCGGGTACGGAAATAGACTGGGGGGCCGTACCCGGAGCTGGCGATGGGTATGGCGTCGTGGCGCGGCCCATACCCATCTTCGGGGGGATTCCCTGGTGGGTTCGCGGTCCCGTGAACCCCGTACGGACTGCGGGCTGTCCGTCTGAAAACAAAGGCTTTGCCGCCGATGACATCACTTGCCGTTGACCTCTACGATCTGGTCATGGGCGTGGCGATCCAGCCATTCAAGGACAGCTTCCGTGGCGATCTCGGTGATTAATCGCTGCCGCCGGACGGACTCTACTTTCAGCCGGTGATGGGCGCTGCTTTCGATGCGGACAACCGATAAATCGGCCGGTTGCTCTGCCTGTTGCTCGTGTGCCATAGTTATCACGTGTTCACAAGATCACAAGGATAATAGCGCTTATGATCACAAGAGTCAAGAGGCAAAAGCACACAAGCACAGAAAAAATTGATTAGCTGTTTCAGTTTCTCGTGCGAGACCGCGATGCGCCTGCGGTTTCGGGACGAACAGGGCAACGTCTTTCACGAGGCGACACGCACGCAGCGAAACCAAACCCTGCATTGGTTCAGCTTGAGCGCCGACTATCCGCAGGTGGCGGGGCGTCTCGGTAGCCTGGAAGTTACGAGCGCCGACGGCGCCAGCGAGTTCCTATCGGCGGTGGGGTTCAGCTTGCAGTTTGCCGGGAACGGCGCATTCACGGCTGTTGCTACGGCTGAAAACTGAGCCCTAAGGCACCCGCACCTTCGCCAGCTCGCTGAACAGATTCACCACCACTGCGACCAGGTTCGCGATCATCAGGTACATGATCCACTCCAGCCGTGTGGCCTGCTTGGCGCTCTGCTCTTCGATATTGTCCATCCTCTCTTCCAGGCGCCCAAGCCGCTCGGCGGTGTTCAGATTGGCAGTGTATTCAGCGCTCATCCTTTTCGATCGCCTTACGCAGGAAGAAACCGCCGTACGCGGCGGCCGTCATCGCCAGCCACATCAGCATCTCGTCCGAGTCGAACCTTACGGCGTGAATATAGATGATCACCAAAAGGGTCATGCTGTAGACGCCGAGCACCATGGCGTCAAGGGTGTGACTGATTTTGGGCATGCGCCTGAGCGAGCAACTCCACTTCGGCAAAATTCATGCGGGCCTGCGCGTCGGCAATCGCTTCCTCGATACGCCAGGATTCATCGATGCCGCGCCACGTCTCGGTTACCTGGGAGCGCCGGGCAGCCGTGTCGCCGTAGAGTGCGTACCAGGTCGATGGTCGAAACTCCAGTTTAGCCGGCTTAGGGGCAAGGATCGGCGGCAACGCGCCCGAGACGATCTGCTGGTTACTCGCCGCGCTGTAGATCGCAACGAAGCCGGCCTCACTCGGCGTCTCGCGAAAGTCGTCGGGCTGGCCGGTGAAGAACGTGGTGCCTTCCTCAAGCAGCTTCGGGCCGCCGATAAACAGCGCCTGCGCCCACCATTCGTTGATGTCGCCGACGAGCGGGATCGCCGGAGTGAACAGCCCGGCGATGCGTAACCCGATCAGCCAAGCCTGCTTGCGGCTCTTGCGATTCAAGTCCTGGCCGAGCTGCGTCACCTTCGCTGGCCGCACAGGAGCGATGCCGTTACGAGAGAGCAGATCCCACGCCTGATCGTAGTCCATGCCGCGACAGCCCCACTCGACCACGCCATTCAGCACGGCGCCGGGCTGCTGGGCACAGGTCTGCGCGCCCACCGGCGCGGCTATCGCGACGAGCAGAACTGCGAGAATTCTCATTGGCATCCCTCCCTGGCCGCGGCGAGTTGCTCGGCCATGATCCTGACGATCTCGTAATCGTTTGCCTGCTGGCGGTGCGCATCGAACGCCGTCGTGAGTGCCGTTACGAGCGATCCGGCCGCCGCAATTACGAGCGCCCACGCCTTGAGCCGTGCGGTCACTTCTCCTCGGGCGGTTTCTGCTCGCCGCTGCCGTTGAGCTTCATACCGCGGAACAGCCCGATCGCGATCAGGAAGCAAGCGTCGAATGCTTTCCATGCCGGCGAGCTGTCGACGACCGCCACCTGCTGGTAGGCATTCAGCACATCGATCCCCTGGGCGACCATGAAGAAAACCATCATGAGCGCGATCATCAGGTGGAAGTGCGACTCGATCGAGCCGTTGAGCATGTTCACCCTCGGGATTCGCAGTCGAATCAGCCTACAGCGCAAGGTCCTCAACGGCGAAAACTGTTGACCAACTCGCCAGGAAGTACTCGGCGAACAGGTCGACCTTCCCGGTTTTCCTGTGCTTGAAAACCACATAGATCAACAGGCGCTGATCGAAGCCGGTGCCGTAGGAATCCGGGCTCAAACGGATGACCTGATAGAAAAAATCGTTGACGGTCACGCCCTTGGGATTCTGACCCATTGCGACTGCCTGCTGGAGGCGCTTATTGAGGACCGGGATCGCCGGCGAGTCCGGCCCCAAAACGATGTACTGATCGTGGCCGAGCTGCCCGACGACGTCTTTCTGTTCAACCATTGTCCTTGTTCTCCTGTCGATTATTTAGGAGCGGTACTGGAACTAGAGCGGGACCTTGCGGATGACGCACGTGTCAATATCGCCGGCGCTTGCTACGGTCCCGACAACGACCGTAACGTTGGCGCTCGTGTTGTAGGGAAGCTCGAGGTCCATTCCCCATGCGAGATTCAGCGCCGACGTCGAGCTGCCCGTCCCACCGGGATGCTTGATGTGCGGGCCAGCTTCGGTGGTCATAGTATTGCTGCCGTTGTAGATCGTGATCGTCATCGCCGTCGAGCCGTCGATCGTCACCGTGATCGAGACGACCGGCGAACCCGTTACGGCGGTCGTGATACGGAAGGACACCGACTTGAGAACGCCGCGCTCGCCAGTAACGTTCAGCACGCCGATTGAACCAGTGCCAGCCGAAAGGCTCACCGCGGCCGAAGCCTCAATCGGGCGCAGCGCTTCGCGCCCGAGCACGTCACTGAATCGGATATTGCTCATTGGCTCACCTTAGAGTTCGATCAACTCGATCGACAGTCGCCCGATCACCACGCTCGAATTCAACGCCCGCCAGTGCACGGTGTAGCCGCCCGTGAGAAAGTGCTCGAGCTGCATCACACGCGACTCGCCGGGCGCCAGATGCTGATGCGCGGGGTTCGACACGATGATCCATTGGTTGTCGCCGGAGTCTTCTCCTTCCGGCACGGCACGCGCCGCGATGGCCTGCACGGCGGAGTCTTTGTTGTGAACCAGCAACTCCATCTGTAGGATCTGAGCGTTTGCTGGAACCTCGTACGCCTCGGTGAGCGTGTTTGGCAGGTAGCCAGTGTTCACGCAGGCATACAGGCGCGTGAAGCCGTCAACCGTGATGCCGGCCGCGTCGACTTCACTGATGTCGAGATGCGCGGCCACGACGTCAGCCGCATCGGCTGCCCAAAAAATCTTGTCCCCTGCGGTGAGCACCTGATTGAGCGGATAGCTCCGTTGACCGCCGGGGATCAGCTTTGCCGATGCGCTCTCCATCCCGATCACTTCGTACGCATCGCCAACCGACTGGCCGGAGGGCACGATCCAGATCGACACCGCGCGCACAACCGTGTCGAGATTCACGAACGAAAAGTTCAACCGGTTGGTGACGATATCGGTCGGGCAGACGTAGATTTCCGCGGCTGAACTCGGCAGCAGCACGCTCGTTTTGTGGATCAGGCCCATGTCTCAGTTCTCCGTGACGCTGATATCGCCCGCCGCGAAGCTCGCCGTGTCGCCCGTGAAGATCGATTTGTTGACCTGGAGGGTCGACCAGAACAGCAAATTCCCGCCGCTTGAGGCGTCGAAGATCCCGAGCGCTACGACGGTGCCCCAGTTCGCCGTGGCGGTGGGGAACGTGATCGTTGTGCCGTTCGCCTTCGCACCGCCGGAAGCAGCCGGCCAGTTCGTCGCGTTGTTCGTGATCGCGACGCGCGCGTAGGATCCGCCAGAGACTTCCGTCCCGCCGCCGGCATCAGTCGGCGCCACGGTGTAGAGCGCCGCGTAGACTGTCGCCGGCGCGCTGTAGGCGGCATTGCCGAGCATGTGGTCAAGCAGTTCGTTCTCGAGAAAATCAGACTTTGATCCGGCCATATCGCTCCTACAAGCTGATGCCCCTGCCGGGCAGGATCTTGGTTTTCAGCGCCGCGTAATTCTGCGCGACTTCCGCTGTCGATAGCGTGCGGCTGTAGAGCAGCGCGTACGCCATGCGCCCAGTGAAGCCGTTGCCAGCAAGGTCCTTCGCAATGCCGATGACGTGCTGGCCAGTGGCCGACAGCACCGTCTTGATTGCGCTGGTCGGCGCGCCGCCATTCAGGTGCAGGGACAGCGTCGTGCCGGCCTTTTTGACGGTCCCCATGTACCAGTTGCCGTTGGTCAGCGCTGTGACCAGATCCATCGGCGGCGGCCCGCCAAGGTTCGTCTGCATGCGGTCGTTGATGTTTTCTGTTTGCAGCGACGCGCGGCCCGAGCCCGTGCCGTCCTGCTGCGTCCAGAGCGTCTCAATTCCGCCAGTATCAGAGAAGCGGAACACGAGCACTAGCGAGAAATCATTGGCCGGGTCGAGCACGAACGGGATCGTGACGTAGTCGCCACCATCGAACGAGAGCCCCTCGGTAACCCAGCTTGCTCCGTTGATCGAGCCGTCGGCCGAGCCCTTCGAATCGCCCAGCGTTGAGCCGCTGCCCTCATCAAAGCGCCACTCGCCCACCAAGCCCGACTGGACGATATCCTCGACCGTCAGGCTGGCGACTACCGACGAGGCCCCCGCGATCGCATCGGGCAACAATTTCTTTGCGACTCGCAGGTGTGCTGTCACGAAGGACTCGCCCGCGATTGCGACAAGCGCCGGGCTCTCTGCTTCCTCATCCATGACGCTCGCGCCGAACCGCAGCCGGCCGCGCGCGATCGATGCCGGCCGGAAGTAATCGGACATCACGTACGGCTGGAGCGAGAAATCCGATTGGTGGACGGACAATACCGGCTCGGCTGTCAGATCGACCAAGGTCAACTCGACGGCCAGGCTGGCGCCCACTGGCACGAGCCCCATGCCGATTACCTCGAATATTTGCCGGTCATAGCCGGCCTGGCCAACGCCAGCGAAATGCGTCAACCGCACCTGATCGCCGATCTCCAGATCGCCGTGCCAGTGCGGCGGCACGAGTACGCGCACGACCTGGCGGCCTTCGCGCAGGAAAAACAGCTTTGCGTCCGCGACCGCAGTCATCGACGCCGAGTCGCGGATAAACGGATGCTGCGAGGCAAGCGCGATATCCTCGCCCAGGTCGGTGATCTGGTGGGCGTTCGTTCGCTCCAGATGCGACAGGAACCCATTCGCGTACCAGTTGAATTCGTAATCGGCCGCGAGCGTGGCCGCGACGTCATCAGGTCCCTGCGCGTCGAAGCTCCCATCGACCACGTCGGCGAGCGCCGTAACCTCGGGCAGCTCGGCTTCCTCGTCGACGGTGGTAACCGGCGCCGTCATGCCGATGAGGCCTTCGCTGGTCGTGAATAACTGAAGGTTGTAGCTCTCGGCGAACTGGCGCACGATGTCGCCAATCGTCAACTCGCGATCGACCGCCACGAACGCGCCCACGATTCCCTGCGCGTTGAGCGCATTCGCAGCCTGCGCCACGGTGGTCGCGTCGATCTCGTCAGGATCGAAGCCGTGCAGTCGCAGCACCTTGACGAGTTGCTCTGCGCCATTGTTGACTGGGTTGCCCGTTTCGGTGTCGTCATCGGTGATGCCCGATCCGTTCCAAGCCACATGCGGGTTGAGTGGATCTGTCTCGTGTCCCGTCCGCGGATCGGCGTCGAATTCAATCGCGGTGACAACCGTGCCCGCCGGACCGCTGATGTAGTTGATCGAGTAATCGCCCGGGTCAACCAGCGCGCCGTAGGCGTAGACCTCGGTGATCTCTCGCCCGCGGCCCTGGCAGGCGACATAGACCCACGGAACAACATCGACCGATGGTTCGACCAGGTAGGCCGGGACGGCGCCCAGCGGTGCCGATACGTCACCGACGACCAGCGGGATCAGCGCCCGCGGCGTCTCGTCGGGCATGCGGTGAAAGAACCCGGAATCGAGTACGTGCTTGAGCGGCGTACGCAAACGCTGTTGCACGGCGTCGACGGCGTCGATCTGGCACGTCTGAGCGTTGAGCGTCCACCGCGAGATGCGCCCGACGAAAGCAATGACGGAATCTCCGAAGCCCTGCGTCTCGGGATCAACAAGCCGCACGCGCAACAAACGGTTGCGCCAGGACTCTGCAGCGCGCAGGCGCGAGAATTCACCGCCCGCATTGTTTAACGTGATCGAGGCCTGCGATGCGCGGTACTCGCTCGGCACGAGCGAGACTTCGCGCTTCGTGCCGCCGAAGGATGCGACGAGCGGCTCGTAGAAGTTCGACGGCGCCCGCACACCCTCGCGCGAAAAGTAGCGGGTGCCGGAGTCAAAGTCGATCTCGACGAGGATCTGCATGAGCTACGACTTGGTCGTGCGTTAACTGTCTTCGAGTGGCGTGACCGCTGTGATGTGTATGATTGAGGAAAATATTTCCTGCCCAGCCAGCACGACCTTGCCTTGCAGTTGCCAATCCCCTGGTGAATTGAAATCGGCAGCCACGCTCGTGTACTTGAGCAAGCCGTCGGATCCGTCAGAAACAAATTGGGCATTCGTGCGGATTGTCTTGCTGCCGTTCGGCGCGCATAGGCAGCACTCCTTAACGGAAGCCGCCGAGATGTTGAGGGCGTCAGACCCGCGAACGAACGAAAATTGAAATTCAAATCCGCCCTCGCCAACAAATGTGTTGTTCACGTTAGTCTTCTGTGATGGCGGTCGCTGTCGTCAGTTGCGGCGTCACGCCATTGGAGATCGCAATATTAGGGGTGATGGTACCCTTGTACATCAGGTAGCCAGATCCAGACGGGGCAGTCCCGATCCCAAAGTGAGTAGCCGTCTCCGAGCCAGACGTTGCTTGTGGGAAATTGATTGCTGCTGCCGGCACAACCTGGTTACCGCTCACCGTCCAGCCACCAGAAGTGCGAGCGACGGCAACGCGCGCATAGCTTCCATAGGCACATTCACTCGTGGTCTGATTGCCCGCTTCGCCAGGATCGGCGGTGTGTAAGCTGACATAGAGATTCGTGGCTGGCGACGAAGCGTCGTTTTCCGCTAAGTCCGCCAGCGCGGTCCCGTTGAAAAGCAGTTCCAAAAGATCAGTTTCGAGCGCGTTTGATTTAGACATAAGTTCCTTTCAACCGACCATCCTCAAATCCCGTACGTTTGTCGCAATGACCAGATCGCGGGTTTCGGAGAGAAGCAAAAGCTGGCGCGCCTGGGCCATGATTAGGCGGCCCGTTTGAATTTCTCCAGGGCTGTGAGCAGTCGCTGTCGATCCGGCGAACGCAGATCCAATAGCAGACCAGAGAGCGGTGCCCGCTGCCGAAACGACTGCCGCGCCCATAGCCTGCCCCTGAGCGGAAGAGATGGCTACACCGACAGCGAGAGCCGATGATGCTCCTTGAGCCGTGCCGTACCCGCCAGCACTGGGAGCAAACCCATTAACCGCTGCAGCGCCAGCGCTCGCCCCCGCCGCAGCTGCAATGGAAGCCCCTACTCCGGCAACACTCCCCATGCATGCGGCGCCCCCAGCGGACGAATGAATTGCCGCGCCGGCAGCCAAGGCGGTCGCGCCATTTGCGCTCGCCCCAATTGCGGCTGCGGTTGTTCTGCCACTCGCAGCCGCAGTTGCCGCGCCGGCTGAAGATCCGAACGATGAAGCCGTAGACCTGCCTATACCGTCGGCTGTAGCCGCGGCAGTGATCAAGCCAGCACTCGCCGCCGTGCTGCGCCCAACGCCGCTGACAGTCGCGACGCCGGCCGTTGACCCAACTGACCCGGAACTGGAAGCGACGCCGCTAAAATCAAGGACTTGTAGCGCCCACTCGTCAGCGTCATCGTGACGCGCAACCCACCATTCGGCATTCGAAGTCGAAGTTAGGCGGTATTGCCAATTGGGCCGCGGCCCGCGATTGGCGGTCTGGGCGGACTGCGTAGAACCGATCAGGGCCGCTGCCGCCGTATCCGATAGAGTTGTGACCGTAGTATTGACCGTCTGCGGGCTGGCTGATCCGGCCGGGTGGTCGGTGCCGCCACCGTCGATCGAATCGAGATGCTCTACATCCAGGTCAGCATGCTTCACCACGTGAACCACGAAATCTCCGCCGCCAGAGAGGCTGCGGAACTTTATGGCAGTGGTCGTAGCGCCCCTCCAAAAGTTGTTGCCGATGTCGTCGTCGTTGGCAGCATCGGCCCGGAACGATCCGACGATGAAGGCCGTAGCCCAGTCGGTGACGTCAGTGATCGTTTCGGTTTGCGTCGTCGCCGCGGAGACCGCATGGCTGACGTTCTGCTGAACCGTCCATGCCGAGCCGGTGAACTCGACTACGGCCACGCTGACTACGTTGGCGTTCGATGTATTGTTGCGGTCGAGGCGCACCTTATTGGGCGTGCCCGAGACCATCGTCAGCGTTACTAGCGCGGCATGCCAGTTCGCTGAAATATTTTCGTTCGTGATGCCGCAAACGAAGGGCACGCAATCGCCCAACGTCGCGATGTCAGAAACGTCCTGGTCGACCTGGCCCGTGCCGCTCGCCATCGACACGTTGTTGTGATAGCGGACGAGAAATTCATTGGCGCCACCGGCCGATCCGACGTACTCCCAAACTTCGAAGTACACGCGATAATCGGAGTTTTGCCCAGCCGCTAGACGCGTGAAGGTCACCGTGTCCGTCGCAGTCAACAGACACGTCATGCCCATGTCGTCGTTGTTCTTGGCTCCGCCCGTTGAATCGCCAGCAGCCAAGCCACCAGAATTGTGCTGAACTCCGGTTATCCGGGCGAAGGCTTTACCGAGGGACCCAACGGCGCTGATCGTGGCTGTGGCCGAATCAGCCGAAGCCCCGAAGTCCACTACGCCGCGCTGGATCTTGATATCGCTCATCTCACGCTATGCACCGAGCGACCGCCCCGGCGAGTCCTCCAGCAGCTCCAGGTCAGCAACCTCGGTAACGCCGCCTTCTGTGCGCACGAGCGCAAAATCAGTCACGAGCCGCCCATAGAACGCTTCCGTCTCGGTCGGGACGGGAATGAACAGCAGCCCGCGACGCTCGCGCTCCAGACCGAGCAGAAAGTCGTCGAGCGCGTCTCGCTGGCCAGCCGTGATCGCCTTGAATGAAAGCGCCAGGCGCGTGCGCTGGTAGATGTTCTGGCCGGCGACCGTCACACCGTACTCGGTCGATAACGCCTGGTTCACGGTCTCCCGTCGTTTGGACCAACCGAAATCAAAGGCGCGGTCGAGTGTGATCTTGGATCCAAGCAGCGCCAGCCCGACTTCGATGTAGGTGTCCGGGTTCGCTGGATCGTCGATGATGAACAGCCAATACCGCCAGGTCTCTGCCGCCGTGAGAATCTTCCAGGCATTACGCCGCGCCCAGGTGATCGTGGTCGTGAACTGGCTGCCGTCGGGATTCGCCGACGAGCCGCCGTTGAGTGTGATGGTGGCGGCCGATGTCAGATTATGGTTGACGAGCGCTGCGATCGAGACGCTCTTTGCTGATCCGAGATCAACCGCCACATTCTGATTGCTCACCTGCGTTGCGGCCGTGCGCCAGGTTTTCGATACCGGCTCGATCTTCAGGTTGTCGTCTGGGTAGGCGGCCTGCTCGCTCACGGCGGCAATCGTGGCCGTCGGCGTGTAGGCATCGGCCAGCCGCAGGTAGGTGAACAGCCCCATCAGCGCCCCCGGCTCACGCGCGCGATCGTGGTCGCGATCCCGTCGCGGTTCTGGTCGATGGCGGTTTTGAGTTCGCCGAGCTGGCCGGCTGTCCCGCGCGAGCCAGCGCGCGTGTTCGCCTCGATGGCCGCGATCGGGCGTGTGTTGCGCTCGATGGCGATCAGGCTCTCGGTCATCGGACCGAAGTAATCCGCGCCAAAGTGGTCGAGCGATGGCTGGATGAATGCGCCGTGCTGCTCGATCGCTCGCAGGGCTGGAATGGCTACGTCCCAGACCTTATTGCGCAGATCCTCGGTGGCCTTCACCAGATTGCCGAACTCGAGCTGCTCAAGAATGCGGAACGACACGCCCAGGATGCCGCCGTCGGCGCGCTCGCCAACGAACATCATGGTGAACCGCGTGTTGTGCTCGATGGCGTTGAGGCTGGTTTCCATCTTGGCGTTCTGGAAATTGGTGATGACGCCAGTTACGGCCGAGACGCCACTGAAGACCGTATTGAGTGTGCCGCTCAGCCCACCCGCTGCGGCCCCACCAAGCCCGCCACCTCCTGAAACGCCAGGGATCGAACCAGCAGCCCCGCCAGCGGATCCCGCGGCTCCGGATGTACCGCCGCTGAAAAGTCCGCCCAGGGCATTGCCAAGCGAGTTAAGCCCGGGGATCTGGCCTATGATCCCCGTCAGCAATCCAGAGAGCTTGCCCAGCACCTGCTCGCTGACAAGCCGCAGAATCGCGTCCTTAAAATCGTCGATGGGTTTGATGCCGGTGTTCAGGGCCGCGCCAAAGCTCGACACAAGATCGCGCCCCAGATCCGTGACGACGGTCGATACCTGTGTGAGTGAATCTTTGAAGAGGTTCGTCTTCTCGGTTGCGCCGCCGGCCTGGCTGATTTCCTTGGCATAGGCCGCTTGCGCCTTTCTGTAGTCTTCGAGCGGGATCTTTCCGTCGCGGTATGCTTGGTCAATCTGTCGCATCGACTCGTGCAGCTTGGCAAGCTTGTCCTGTTGTAATTCTTTCGTCTCGATCCCGAGGCCTTCAAAGGCGCCCGCCAGCGCGTCGGTGGGGATTTTGGTCTTTTCTATCTGGGCGATCTGATCGCCGAGTACTTTATTCAGCGCCGTAGCCGAACCGACCGCCCCGTTCATTGCGCCGCCAATGTCGACGATCGGTTGCTCTACCCCCTCGAACGCGATGCGAAGCGCATTTGTCTGGCCAGTGAGCGCCGCAGTTTTTTCATCCGCGACGGCTTCAGCGGTGACCATTTCTCCGAAAGCATCTGCTAACTTGCGCTCCTCGTCACTAAGTTTCTTGGTCTCCGATGCGGTCTCTTTTTTCTTCTCCTTTAGCTTGCCGAGCGTAGTTAGGAGCTTGGTCGCTTCCTCTTTTGCGTTGGCCATCTTTTTCCCGCTGTCTTCAACAGCCGGATTCAGTTGCTTGCCGGTGGCCTCTGCCAATTTTTCAGTGCTTGTTTTTGCCTCACTGCTCAATCCGATGAACTTTCCGATTGTGCCCAGAAATTCTACGGTCTTCTTATTCATCTCGACCGTGAAATCGATTGATTTCTTCAGTTGTGCCGCGAGCGATGAAAGCACGCCGACCAACACGCTGCCGATGGGCTCGACCAGATTTTTCAGGCTGTTCCACAGCTTTGTCATCGTCTCGCCGAAGTCGTCGGTTGATTCAGCAGTTGCGTTGATGGTCGTCTGCGAGTTTTGCAGCGAGGCGACCAACTCATCGATCTCGAAGCGGCCCTCGAGGATCGCCGCCGCGACGTCGGCGCCGGCACGTTTGCCGAACACTTCCATCGCAAGGCCGGTAGCTTCCGCCCCGGGCCCAAGCGCAGTGATTGTGTCAAGGGTTTTTTGAAGCGCGTCGGCGGGCGCGAGACCCGCCTCGGCGAACGTTGCGAGGGCGATGCGCAGCCCGCCCAGGATGGTCTCGGTGTTGACGCCCTCGGCATTCCACTTACCGATCAGGGCGGTCGCTTCCTCAAAACTGAACCCCAGTTGCCGCAACGGCGCGCCGAACTGCACGACCGTCTGCATCAGCTTGTCAACGTCGGTGCGGGTTTGCTGTGAGGTCTTGAAGAGAAAATCCAGCGCAGCGGCTTGGTTTTCGGTCGCGATAGACCAATCGCCAAATGTGCGCGTGGCGAGATCAACGGCCGTCGCCACATCCGTTCCGGTGACACGGGAAAGATTCAGGATCTGGACGGCCAGTGCTTCGAGCGGTTCTCCAGCAAGGTCAGTGCGGGTGCTGAGGTCGGCAATTGCAGTAGCAGCGGCATTGGCTTCAACGGGGACGCTCGCAAAGACGTTCTTGAATGATTCCTTGAGGGCATCCAGTTGCGGACCGGCGGCCCCGGTACGTTGCTCAATCGTATCGAATGCTTCATCGAACTCCACGCCGACGGCCAGCGCTGCCGCACCGATCGCAGCGAGGGCGCCAGCCGCTACCCCGGCCACGCCCAAAGCAGTGGTCGAAAAGCCAGTGAGGGATGAGATCCCCTGCTCGATACCTTTTGTCAGGTCTCCAGCATCGGCGCCCAGCTTTACGATCAGGTCGGCGAGTACGTCTTTTTCAGGCATGCGTCAGATCGGCGGTGCAGGCGGTGGAATCTGAGATTTCTTGATCGTGGCAATCGTGCCGCCGCAAGACTCGACCCACGTTTTCGCGGCGTCAAGCGTGAGCGATCTTTCGGGCGCGCTGTGCGGCCGGTAGAAATCACTGGACTTGAGAGTCCTGCGACTGCTGCCGCGACTGCGCGGTTGGATGTTGTAGAGATGCGCCATGAGCGCGCCCCAGCGCTGGTTGACGCGATCCTGCTTGCGCTCGTGCGCCTCGACGAGATAGTGGATCTCGCGCGGCGTCAGGCGGAAGTATTCGTCGGTGGTGATTCCGAGTTCGACCCGGAGGGTTGCGCGATACTCGCAGTCGCGATCCCACCATTCACGCGAGTCCGTTTCGGGGCCGCTGCGCGCGGCCCCTTGGTAGGGCGCGGCGGCTGCTCGTCGCGCAGCAGAGCCTTGCGCAGACTTGTGACGATCGCGATCATCTCATCGCCAGCCGGCAGGTTCTTTCGGAGCTGGTCGTAGTCAAGGTCATCATGCGCGTGCAGGAGCATGCCCCAGATAAACGCGCTGACCACATCGAAGCGCTCGCGCTCGCTCAGCTCAACCCACTTTTTGGAATCGCTAAAGGCGTTGAATTTCTCTTCCCCGACCTTCTCCCTGATCGAAAGGGCCGCATAAGCTGTGAAGCGGAACTGCGTGCGCAGCGGCCCTTCGCCCAGGTCGATCTCGACAGGAACGCGCGGGAAACTACGGTCCATCAGTCAACCCCCACGATGATGTACGGCTTACCAGTGAGCCGCACGGAGGCCTGAGCCTGCCAGGCCGAATCGGTCCCGGCGCTGAAGCTGATCTGGCTGACGTAGCCGACGACCATAAAGAACGAGTTCGCCAGATCTGGCGGCGCCGCGCCATCGGCGGCATCGGGCACGAACACACGCCAGACACGCCGCGTGCCAGCGTCGAAGTCGGTTTGGAGTGCCGCGTGTACCGACGATTTCGGCTGGAACCAGATCGTGAAGCTGAGGTTTCCGGGATCGCGCAAGCCCGTGATGAACTCGCGGAAGCCCTCGGTAGAAAACGACGAGACATCCACTTCCGCGGCCTGCTGCTCGGGGCCGCTAAGATCCGACGCGCCCGTGATCAGCCCGAACGTCACGACCGTGAATGTCGTCAGGGCGGGCAGGTCGGTGGTGAACGCCGCGTTGACGGTCAACCCGGTATCACTCGCGCGCGCTGTGACGACGCGAGCTTCGCCATTCGCGATAATCACCGAGCCGACCGGTGTTTCGGGATCGAACTGCGTGCCGGTCCCGGTGACGGCCGTGCCGCTGGACTCGATCGTGCCGGTGCCGGCGGTTTGCGCGGTTTCTTTTTCGAGCCGCGTTTTTGCTGACGCTACTGCTGCCATAGATCCTCCGTTTGGCAATAAAAAAGCCCGCCGGGCTCCCATGCGGGAACCGCAGCAGGCTTTGGTGGTGCGTGTGTCGGCTGTGCCCTACGTGGCCAGCACGGTGAAATCAACGATGCGATGCGCGAGCGAGTCTTCGCCCGCCGGTACGGGTCCGTCGAATGGCGGCCCGTCGAGCAGAGCTATGCGGACGCCGTCGGCGACGTTCGCGAAACCTTGCAGCAGCGCCCTGATGCGCTCGGCGATCGCGTCAGCCCGCATCGTCGCGGTGTGGCTGCCGGCGACCGTTTCCGCGTAGCAGTGGAATCGGAATGTGCTCGTGGTCCCGGCCACGTCGGGGCCGTATACTTGGTCCGCGTTGCCGGGCAGGACCTCGTAGACCACGAGCGGCAGCGCGGCCGCAATGGGTCCGGCTGTGCCCGGCAGGACCTGTGTCACGCCGAGCTGCCCTGGTCCCGTGCCGGTGAGTGTCGCGTCGGCGAGCAGCGCCGCGACGATCGACGATCTAGCCAAGCCCGCCCTGCTTTACCTTTGAGATGATGATGTCTTTCGCGGCGCTGCGTGTGCGGTTCACAGCGCGCTCAAAGAACGGATTAGCCGGCATGACGCCCACGCTCTTGCCAGACTTGTGGTGACGCTCGACGGTGCCGAACTCGACCAGGTGTCCGTGAGGTGCGGTACTGGCGGCATAGGCGCCCTTGCCGCCCGGCAGCAGCCCGGCCTTTATGCCGCGGCGCAGCGAGCCGTCATCGACCGGAGCTTCGGCTATGGCGGCATCTCTGATCTGCTCGGCCGCGGCGAGTAATCCTTCCTGGATGGCCGGCTTCTGGACCACGTCGGCGAGCGCCGAGATGCGGTTGAGCACCTGCGGCATGTTAAGCACTGACAGGCTGAACTTCATTCTTGTGCTTTTCTCTCCATGCGTTCACGGCCTGCACGCTGTTGTAGAACATGCCCTCAACGCCATCGATTCGCCACATCCCGGACTGTCCGTCTTGATATGGCGCGGGCGGCTCGGTGCGCTTCGGTGTGGGCGCGATTAGATTCAGGTAGCGCTCCAGGGCGTCAGCGATACGCTCGAGTGCTTTCGCTGTTCGCTCGGGCGTATCGTCAAGACTGATTTCGAACTCTTCGTTCACGCCCGCAGCCTCTCTTCCGCCGTGATCCAAATCTCTCGCCGCGCCTCGTCGCGATCCTGCACGGTCACAAAATGAAACACGCGGCTGCCCAGCTCGGCGAACATGTCGACCGTGATCCCCGGGCGGTACCGGATGCGGATACGTATGATCGCGCGCCCATCCTGGATCCCCATGCGCAGAACCTCGTCACCAGACAGGAACTCGATGGCTGCCCGGGGTGTGGCGATCGTGGTCGCACTGGCCGGCAGCAGCGAACCGTCAGCCTGTCGGGTGGGCGAGGCCGGCTGCTTGATCGTGATCTGCTCCCGGAGTTCGCCGGAGGTCAGCCAGCTACGTGCCATTAGGTGCTCAGCATCCGAATCGGCCAGAGAAGCGCCTGCGCGGCTTCGGGGATCGTGCCGGATAGCCGCTGGCCCGGCGCCGGGACATCGTCGCCGCGGTGCGCATAGAGTTCACTGATGGTCATCAGAATGGCCTGCTTGATGCGCAGCGGGACATCGCTCGCAGACGACCCGTATCCGGCGTTGTAACGCACCACGATCGCCTCGCGCGGCTTCAGTGTGACGGAGGGCCAGACGTTGCCGTAGGCGAGCACCAGCGCGCCCGGCTCGCGTGCCGTGGCGGCGAAGTAATTGGCCGCGTCCCAGGTGGTCTCGTCGCCGTCGGCGTCGGTGTACTTGAGCGAGCCGATCGATATGAGCGGCGCGGCATTGGGCAGCTCAATGAAGTCGCAGCCCGGGAAGTCGTCCAGGAAATAATCCAGCGTCGTCTGGATGAGCTTGCGTCCCAGGAAGTCCTCGACCTTCTCGCGCGCTGCGGTGATCAGGCTCGTCAGCAGCGTGTCGTCTGTCGTAAAATCCACGCGCGTCTGAGCTTTCACCTCGGTTAGCGTGACCGGCTCCGATGCTGGCGGGGTGACGATCTTCGGGTTTGCCACTTATGTCCCGGCTGTCTTTGCGACGCCGATCTTTCCGGTCCCCTGGTTATCAGCTGTTCCGCACCAAATTTTGTAGGCGTACTCGGTCACCTGTGACAGGCCGCTCGCGGTAAAGGTCTTGTCGCGCGTGGCGCCATTCGCCGTCTGCCCACGCGTGATGTTCGCCGCGTTCGCGATCGCCCAGGTCGCGCGCCAGTTATCGACGTCGTAGCAGGTGCCCCCGACGCACTCGGCATAGTCCACGTAGCACTCCGCTGTCTGAAACGAGCGGAACGAGAGCGTGAAGCTGTTCGCATTTCCCGTGGCTGCTACCGGCCCGACGCGACCGATCTTTTCCTCGATCGTGTCGATGGGCGCGCCCGAGCCATCGTAAGTGGGCGAAAGCGGCCGGTACTCTGTACCGAAGGTCAGCGCCAAGCGCTGATTCGTGCTCTGATCGCACGGATTGTTCGCGTTGCCGATGTAGGTCCAATCGGGCGCGGACAAACCGGTGAAGTTCGCCAACGCCGAAAGACTCGATTGGCAATGATTGTCTCCCGCCGCGGCGCTCGCTGCCTTTGTCGAAAAGTCTGAGAACGGCGAATTTGTGATCATCGGCAGGATAAAGTTCCCGCCCAGATCGAGCAGCGGATCTACGTGATCATCGGAGCCCGTTCTCGATGCTTCCTCGAACGCGGCCAAGCCGCCAGAAGTAGCAGGCCGGGCAGGAAGTTCGTTCGCCGGCGCAGTGGATTGGAAGCCCATCTGATTCGTATTCCCGCCGCCGGGCGCTCCGATGATGTTGTTTCGCACGCGCAGGCCACTCGACGCCTCAGCACCGGGGAAGTCCCAGAACCTGGCAAGCCGCGCGCGGTGAGGGCCGTCCGTGTTTTCCTCCACCGTCAGATCGACAACGCCGCGATTCATGCCGAAAAAAAAGCCATTGTTGTCACCTGGGTCGTCGGTGTAGACCATTGTGTCGGTCCCGACGCGCAAGTTACCGCGCACGCGAATCTTTTGCGTGACGAGTAAAAGCCTGTCCGCGGGACGCGAAGAAGCCGCAAAGTAGAACCCGCTGTTGCCGTCGCGCAGCACGTTATACGCTACGTCGACATTTTTTGGCGCTACGCCTGGATGCGTCCCCGCCGTGCCACGAGCGCCTTGCAGCGTCATTTCAAGCGCAGACTGAGCGGCGGCAAACGCCGACCACCATCCCTTCATCTGGAGGCCCTCGATGAGCCACCGATTGCCGCCGTTTTTAACTTCGATCAGATAGGGGTTTGGATTGAAGTAGATCCCTCGCGCGGGATGCGAGCCTACGTACTCGTCACGCCACCAGAACGTACTTTTCTTTATCGACACATCGTCCATGGATGCGCGATCGGCGGTGAAGAACGTTGCATCGTCGGCGAACATGACCGGCTTGGGAAAGATCCGGGTATTCAGCAGTTGGAAGTCTTCGACGCGGCGCCACTCGATGTAGGCATCCTGCGTGAACGGGGCCTCGATCACATCCGAGACAACGGGCCGGATCTCGATATCGCACTGCTCCAATATCGAGTTGGCCACCGTCACGCGGTAGGAAGCATTGAAGGCGCCTGCGCTGCCCATCCAGGGAAAACACTTGCCCAGGTAGGATCGATCGACCAGGAAATCCCCACGACGCGCTGCGGCCGGATCGCCATCCGAAGAGTTGACGGCGAAGGTCGCGCCCCAACCACGCATGTCCAGGAACAAGTAGCCGCCGCTCGCGCCGGCTACGGCCGGAACTCCGAGCAGCTTGATATTGTTCGCATCGACGGCCGAGTAGGGGTGGGATCGCGGCTCGTGGTCGCCAAGCTCATCCTTATTCGTCTTGTAGATCATCACGGACTTGATCCGCCGGATGGTGCCGAGCGTGCTCGGCGTGCAATTTGGCGTTTGGGTCGGATGCGAAAGCGTCACCGTGTTGCCGGAGACCGCGCCCTTCCAGACGACATCATTGCAATTGGTGCCCGAGTTGCCCTCGATCATTACCATTTGGCCGTTGCCGAGCTGGTACTCGCTCGTAGTTCCGCTCACGGTGACCTGATTCGTGGCAGGCACGCCTGTGATCGTCATCGTTGGAAAGTTCGGCAGGCCATGATCGGTGATGGTTAATCCCTGGGTGCCGTCGCCGGCGTCCTGCCAGGACTCGATTTCGTGCGCCGCGATCCGCGTCACCGTGCCGCCCGAACCGTCATACGTGCCGACAAGATTCGCGACGGTGCCCGTGCAGCCGGTTGCGCCCGTGCGAAGCTGAAACGTGTTGCCGCTCTTATTGCACAGCAGAAAGGTCCCGTTGGCGCCGCGCACGCCCGTGCCTTCCAGATTGACGATCACCGCGTTACCATTGACGACCGCGGCGGGAATCGATGAGACGGTGACCACATCGGTGCCTTCGTTGATCCCCGTGATCGTCATCTGGACGGGCGCCAAAACCGGGTCATCGAGCTTGGGCGGGCCGATGTAGACGCCCGTGAATGAGTAACCGCGCGCGCCAGCGGCGGGCGCGTAGGCAAAACGCAAGTTGCCGTTGCCATCCGCGCTCGTCGGCAGAAACGTGCTCCACGTCAAACCGAACAGCTTGTCTCGGTAGGTTTCGTCGATCGGGTTTCCCGCTGGCGGCAGCACGACATCGGGCGCATTCGAGCGCACGTTGACAAAACCATCGTTGGCGATCACCGGCATGGTGAAGTTGGACACCGGGCAATCGATCCCTGCCGGCCCGACGAGTTCGACCGTGTCTCCATCACCCGCATCGGCCTCGGCCGCAGCCTTCTGTGATGCGAGGGTCGAGCAATCATTGGCGATCGAGTAGGAATGCCCGCCACCGCCCGTAATCGCGCCCGCGGCGCGCAAGCCCGCATGCACGGGCGGATCTGGCGTCGGATCACTATCGAGCGCGTTCATCACGACGTAGGGGAACTCGCCTGCCCCATCGCAATTGAAGCCGGAATTCGCCGCCGCGTACGCAATGCCGCTCGGTCCGCAATTCGTGCACGCCTGCAAGCAAGGCGCAGCGCTTGAAGACCACAGCGTCTTACTGCTGTCGGAAGTCTGGGGAATGAGATAGATGCGCTTACCGGGATCCAGGTTGTACAGGACGCAAAACGTGCGGTTGCCGCCTTGCGTGGTCTCGGCCACAAGTCGCGTGCTCATCCGCGCGAGCGACGCCGGCGAGTCCTCGTTCACGCCCACGCCGTAATCCCAGATGCAACGATCGCCGTCGTTGCCGATCACGGGTGTGATATTCCCATGGATCGCCAAGCCGCGATCGAGCTTCTCGGCCACGAACACATCAAATGGCGTGCCCTGACCGGAGAGAGGAAGCGCGCAAAGAACGAGTAGAACAAACTTCTTCATGGGGTTAGCATCGGCGCGCCAAGCTCGCAAGCGTCGCCATCCTGGCGCGCGGCTCCTGTCACTTCGTGCGGGTCGGACACCCCGCCCGCATCGTTGCCGCCCACAGCCGGCGCCGAAGCCCAGTAAATCTCGGTGAGCAGCGGGCAATCGGTCGTGAACTCGCCGGCGGCCGCTTCGGCCACCGCGCCTTCGCCAATGAAAATGTTCACCACAACGGCATGCCGCCCGCCTTGCGTCGTGATGCGCACAGCGGGACCCTGGGGTGCGAAAGCCATCTGCAAGCGCGCGAGGCGCGACATGGGCGCGATCGGAAGTTCGAGCGGGACAGCCGCGAGACAAGCAGTGGCTGAGATCAATAGACAAGCGATCAGGCGCGTCATTCGCTATCCCCTGCCGGCCCCGAAAATCTCCGCAAAACATGAAGCGGCCACGACGACGTTGTAAATGCGCGTGTCGTCGATCAGTCCGGCGAACTCGTTAGCGAGATTCGTGGAAGCCAGCGCCACCAGGTACGCGCCATCGCTACGCATCGTCCCGCCCGCCGAGGAAACCAGCGTTGTCGTCACCGGCTGTCCGTCGATGTAAATCTGAATCGTGTCGCACGACATGTCGCCGCAACCGGTCGCGGAAAATCCAACGTGCGTATATGTTGACAAGCCGACGTGCGAATCCCAAGAGTCATCGGGGGAGGTCCATGTCGCAAGTCCATTCGAGGTATTTTCAAGTTGCACGCGGACCGCGCCAGGCGTATCGATTGTGGTCTGGAGCCGCCAGCTCCAATCACTGGCTCCTGAAGCCGTCTTGCCCATGATGACCATGGTGGCCGCACCATAGGCATCCTGCCGCACCCACGCCATGACGCTGATCGCCGTCTCAGCGAGCGTATCCGCATCACTTCCGAACGTCGCCTGATCATCTGTGCCGTCGAAGTCGAGGGCGTAATTGCCGCTCGATGCCGGGTCTTCCACTCGGGCAGTCTGGCCGGCCAAAGTACCCGTGCCGCTGGTCGCGCCTTCCCAGGTCTGCGTACCGGAAGAAATCACGGTGTGGTGAACCAGATTCGCGGCCGGCGGGCAGCCGGTGATGCCCGAGCCGGAATCCGTTCGTCCCTTGCTCGCGATGATGAGTTCCTGGGCGAACAACGGCGGATGCGCAAGCCACGCAGCAAGCCACGCAACGACTAGCGCCCTGAGCAGATATGCTTTCACGGTCATGGCGCGAACCTCATGATGAGTTGCCCGCCCTTGCCGTCGCTCGCGGTGTCCACATCCGCGCACCAGCGGTCACTCGCCAGCGCGTCGTCGTTCGACGCGTTAATTAGCCCGTTGCAGCCGCTCGCCGCGTTGTCGTCCGAGTGAAACTCGTTCTGCTGAACGTTGCAGCCCCCGGTCAGCACGTCTACGGTTCCCTCCGCGGTGGCCGAGCTAAGGCGTTTCCGGCTGACCATGACGGTGACGCCGCTTGCGCCCGTATCGGCGGCGTCCAAGCGTAGCTCGACGTGACTGAGCAGCATCGGCGCGACAGAAGAGCACCAGATTGGATTCGTCGAGCAATCATCGGGCCCGGGGATTGTGAAGCATGCCTGCTGATCGCCCGTCGTGATCGTCACGCCAGGCGCAAACAGCGGCAGAACGACCTCGCGCGTTCGCAAATTGTAAGTGCAGGGCGTGCCGTTGGGCGCGATGCAAAGTTCCGTACCTTCGATCTTGCCGCTCTCGTAGACGACCTGGCGGATGCGGAACGTATTCGTCGCGGGACACTCGCCATAGACCCGGTCGCCATCCTGGGTCATGACGATATCGCGGCCGGTCGGGTTCGCCACGCCCGCGAAGCTGATCGTCACGACTTCGGATTCCGATTCGGGCTGGATGACGAACGTGTTTCCCGCAGTGCAGGTCCCGCCGCCGTCCCAGGTGTCGGTCGCAGCGTTGCTGAACGTGCCGAGCGAGATTACGCCGCCGCCAGCCGGCAGGGCGAGATCGCCGTTCGTGTCGAGCGAGACCGCCTGCGCGCTCCCAGCCAGGACGGGGTATTGCGGGTGCGGATTGCCAACGCCGAGATTGGCGAGGATGTTGTGATCGATTCCGTTGAGCCCGTCGAGGTTTGACGCATCCAGCGGATCGGCGCCGCCCGTCTCATAGCGCGATGCCGGCGCGAAGCCGAGATCGTCCGGGA